TGATTGGGAGGAGTTGGTGGCAGAAGTGTACGAGGCTGGTGTCGAACGCGTCAAAGGTTTTCATGATTACAATAGTTTTACAAAAATCGAAGACCTACTCAACCACATCCGTAAGATGCCTAGCCATTGGTCGCCCTTCGCTCATACAGCTATCACATTGCACCTCAAGATGCCTATCTTCGTAGCACGTCAGATCATGAAGCATACTACAGGCTTGGAGTACAACGAGGTTAGCCGTAGGTATGTCGATAGTAAACCTGAGTTCTATGTACCTGACGTATGGCGTAAGAAGGCTGACAACGTGAAGCAAGGGAGTTCTGATGATTCTGTGGAGAGCATGGTCTTTGGTTTCTCCGAGTGCCACCCAAAAGAAGGTTACGGGACTCTTTTAGATTACGTTGCAGCTTCCTACCAAGACATGCTTCGAGCAGGAGTAGCACCAGAGCAAGCACGTATGGTACTGCCACAGTCTATGTACACTGAGGTAATCGCTACGGGCAATCTCTACGCTTGGGCTAACCTGTATGTCCAACGTACTGACAGTCATGCACAGAAGGAGACACAAGACTTGGCTAAACAGATCGGTGAGATTATCCAACCGTTGTACCCTGTGAGTTGGGCTGCGCTAGTCGCTTAAGGAGGCACTATGTTCCTAGCAGGTTTCATGTCCGGCATGGCGTTTACTATGTGGTTTCTTTTTGTGTTTGCGCTACAGGATGAAAAAGGAGAAGAATGAATGAAATGGTTGCTAACAGTGATGTTGTTACTAGCCACACCAGCAGTGGCACTTAACATACCTAACCCCTATGTAGTACCTAACAACATGCAGTCTGGGGGTAGCCTTAATAAGTTTCATAATTGGGTGCTGACCCTACGAGTGAATAAGATCAAAGTAATTATCCCTAAAGGGGGTTGCTCTAGTGCCTGCACTTTCTTCCTGTTAGCAGATGATGTGTGTGTACACCCTGACGCAATATTAGGGTTTCATGGGCCATCCGGTTATGCCTCTGCTTTGTTCACAGGTTTGACTATGCTACCTTCACCGCACAGAGGTATCTCACAGTCTACGTGGGAAAAGGATGTTGCGCGTATGAAGTATCTCTACAATAAACGATGGCCGGGGCTTGGTGATTGGTTTGTAGATAGTGGTGCGGCAGAGAAGTATGGGTATAAACTAAGCCGTATCCGTGGCAGTAATCTTAACAAAGCCTTTGGGGTTCCCTTATGCTAAACAGGGTTAATTAAATGATAGTAGTAGTATATGGGGCTGTTTGGTGTGGTCCTTGTCAGAGGGTCAAAGGGGAATTAGAGGTTGCAGGAGTTCCCTATATATTCAGAGACATTGATGATAACATTGTAGCCAAGCAACACGCTCTGTCAGTTCAAAAGACTATCCCCCTAGTGGAAATTGAGGCTAGAGGTAACAACAGCGTAGTGATAGGGGGCTACGAGGAAACTAAGGATAAACTAGACATCATCAAGTTCATCTTCGATAACCAATAAACAAAAAAAGCCTCCCTTCAGGAATCCTACTAAGGAAACCCGAAGGGAGGCTTTTGTGATTCTAGCGCCTTTTCCATATTTGGTCAGGGCTGGGTAGTTTATATAAGAAGTAGGACCACAGTACAAAGCACAGTATTAAGGTGCCAAACAGCAGGGGGTCTATCTCATAGTTGTTGACAGTCTCGGTGCTTTGGTCTACTGTATCCACTCTAGCTTTAGGTCTAATATTAACAGAGGGGGAGATGTTGTTGGTTTGACCTATTGTCTGAGTGTTAGTCTTACCTGCCTGAACATTAGCAGCTACGTTAGGACCTCCCCCTGTCAGAAGGCTTAGTGGACCCTTGCTGCATCCCGCCATAGATATGAAGACCAGCAGAAGCAGCGATAAGAGATACAATCGGCCATACAACAATTTCAACCATTTCTGTATTACCATTGTAAATCTCCCAGATTAGTATTGCAGAGAAGACTAAAGATAACTCTCTCTTGTAAGTCTTCTTTTCCATCTTATTTACCTCTTAGTTTAAGAAGCAGTACCATCACAGAGGTGTTGAACACAAACCACACATAGTTACCCAAGTCTCTGCCCCACACATCTCCCAAGAACCAAGAGGTAGTCCAGATAGATTGAGCTAAGAGGTAGCTAAAGACTACTATGAAGCTGACTACATTATTAAAGTCGCACTTCTTCACTAGATTGTCAGAGTAAAAAACCAAAGCTACTATAGCCATAATAACTGTTAGGGAGTCAAGATATACCGACAATTACAATCTCCTTTTGAGTGATCTTCTTGTTCTACGGGTCTTCCCCCGGTAGAAATACAACCTTCGAAGTCCCTATAAGACTCGTAGTTTTTAACTTGGTCGTAATACGGGCTTTCGGTTGAGTGACACACACCGTAAAAAGACTTTTTGACGTAAGGGAAGCTCTTAAATTCCAGATATACGGTTGTTGCAATAGAGAAGATAACCAGCCCTGCAACAAGATAACCTAAGTTCCCTACAATCCTTTTTGATTTCATTGTCCTAAACCCCCTCTCACAACCCAAGCAACTAACGCTGATATAATACCTCCAACTACAAAAAGAATAGTTCTGTCCGTGAATTGCTGTCTACTGTCTTCCTTTTTAGATATAGATTCAATAGTAAGATTCAACAGAGCTATCGTTGTATTAAGTTGGCTCAAGCTGGCCTCTAATGAGTCGTGAGACTCCTCCAGCTTGAGAACTCTTCTGTGTAAGTCATCGCCATTCACGGGTATGTCTTTCTTGAGAGTTGCCAGTGAGGACCGTCCTTGAAGGACTTCCAATCGCCACCCCACTCAAGGTCTACCTCAAGCTCTTCTGCGGCTTGCTTCATAGCGTCCTCAATAGGGTAGAAGTATTCCCAATCCCAAGACAGAGGGTAAGGCGCAATGTCTACCGCATGACCTGTGAGGTGGCGAGAGTTCATGGTAGTAGACGCACCAGATTTAACTAGCTGCCTCTGACGTTCAATATTACGAACACCTTCGATCACACTGAAGTCTTGCTCAGTGATTTCTATTGCTCTTTTAACTACAGCAACAAGGTCAGGGTGTACGCCTGATAGGTTCTGTAGGCTCCGTTGTCCTAGTCTATAACCCATAATATTCTCCTTAGCTTAATATATTAAACTCATCAACCGCCCCAATAAACCTGTAGTAATGACCGTCGGGGATAACTGCAAAGACACTATCTTTAATACCGCCAAAACCGGAAACGCTATTTTGAGGGAAACTGCCTGTGTTTGCTACAGTTATCCAAGTCGAGTTATCATCAGAGACTTGAAAAGTACTCCCTGTGTAGGTAGGCTCAAAATCTGGACTGCCTGTGCTTCCTACGGTAATCCTCAAGATACAATTAACTTGGATAGACCTGCCCTCAGTATTCTGGTAAGACGTGTTGCTAGTGCGAGAGACAGAAGACCAAGTTTGACCATCACCAATCTCATTAGAGGGGGTAGTAAGAGAATCAATAGCAGCTTTAAGTTTAGCAGGAGACACAAGGCTTTCAGTAGTGCCTGAACCCGCCTCCCAGATAGCCTCTGCTTGATCCCCTATGAGACCTGTTTGAGTTCCGCTAGTATCGACTACCTGTGTATTATCTAAGACATGAGATTCGTCACTAGACTGGTCAAGGTAAAATAGATCAATCCAAGCGTCATCAGCTTCCGACCTCATCTTAAGTATATTGCTATTAGTATCGTACCACAACATGTTAGCGTAGGTAGTGCTAGGTGCAGTAACGCCCGAAGACAAACTTGCGAGAGCCTTCAGTGCGTTGTTAATGTCAGACCTAGCACTAGAAGAGCCTTGGTTGGCAATATCGAAGTCATGTTGACTCATGTTAATACTCCACTGTTGCCTTAAGTGTCTCTACACTAGGCGATACATTTGTGTTATTACTGGTTAGTTCAGCTTTGAATTTAAAGGCTCTACCAACTACCTCAGAACCGTTAGCTAACTCCCAAGAACCCCAAGTGGGGGAACCCGAAGGGTCATCCTCTGTAGCTGCTACATAAACCACTACACTGTGGTCTGCAAAGTTAGCCTGCTCATCATCCCACTGATCCCAATCACCCGGCCACGTATCCCAATTCTGCGGTATAGTATCCCAAGTGCCAGCAGTAGGTGCATGACGATTGAAGGTAGAAACACCAGTAACACGACAAGTCCTAGACGATCCCGTATCAATATAGTTAGAGAACTCGTAAGTCCCCGAAGGGTTAGATGCAGAGATGTCAGTGATGATTAGTTCGTCTGGTGTAGGTGAAGTATCCACAGATACGTTAGTCTTGGAACCAGAGAACGTAGGGTCTTCTACTTGCTCCTGAGATGTTCCCAAAGGAGGAAGTTCTGTAGGCTGAACTACAAGCAAAGTAGGGCTATCACTGGGGTTGCCACCTTTGTCGTAAGCCCTAATTAAGAATGTACCACTACGGGCAGGAAGACTAGCAGAGGTAGCAGGTCTAGCAACCTTTTCGATGACTGTGCTTGAGTTTGACCAAGTGGCCCCAGAAGTGTTGGGGTTTTGCTTAATGACATAATAAGACAAGTCTAGGTCAGGAACAGCCTCCCAGTTAAAGAAAATAGTCCCGCCACTAAGTTGTTTCTGGAAACCTGTCACATCAGAAGGAGGGGCTGATAGAGCATCTACCTCAAAATCTGCAAGGTATTCCCACTCACCCTTGATACCAAACGTGTTGATGGCCCTAGCTCTAATATCGTAGTCGCCTCTCTCAAGGTCAATACTAGAGAACAGCCCAAGCTCACCTGTACCTACGGAGATGTAGTTTGCACCAGCAGAGGGTTTAAGTTGAACCTCAACCAAGTCAATACGTTCAGATTGAGAGGATGTAGTTTCGATTATAAGAGTGTTTACTAGCTTTTCCGCTAGGACCTGAGCCACTGCCTCTGCGTTAATACCAACAGAAGGTACATCAAAAGGTGACAGGAGGTTAGTATTGTCTCTCTCGTAAACTATACCATCACTTACGTCATCAAAGACACTCTCAGATACCTCTCTCAAGATCATCTGAACTTGTAGATCACCTTCATCAACCAGACCAAATTTCCAAGAAGTAACCTCAAAATCCTTACCTGTCCAACCAAACCTAGCGTTGTTAAACTTTACGTTATCACCAACCTGAAGCCGGAAAGCCCTCATACCGAAGGAAGCTGTGATAGTAAGCTGCTGCCTATTACGCTCAAGGGATACGTTAGCAATCCTACGGGACTCTACAGATGTGTCCGTAAAGGGTAGGGCCAAGTCGATAGAAGACTCTTGGTTATTGTCAGCAGACAGGAAGGCCGCATTAGTAACCTCTGGGTAGTCTGTGATCTGCCAGCTACTCTCAGCGCCTCTAAACGTACCCTTAACTGTGTTGTAGTTGTCTCTGCGGCTGTGCCTAGTGTTTACTGTTATACCGCTTCTGAGGTCATTCTCATCAAGTGTGAGAGAAGGCTCAGTCCAGTAGGCAGGCTTCATACGCCATTCACCTTGGGCATACCACAACAAACCCCCCATAGATGTCAGGAGGGCGCTCAGGTTGTCATAAGGTGTGGAGGCAGTAGTAAAAGCTCCGTTGCATGTGTATCTAGTGCTACCATCAGGTGTGTCAGTACGGTCACACACGTTAGCTGCTGTAGAAACTTTATCATCGTCTACGTTGACATCTTCCTCACCTAGACCATATGTGGGACTGGTTAGGTAGTCCCTTAAACATAAAGCAGGGTTATCAGACCAAGCAATAGAACCATCACGAGGGTCATAGACTTTCTTACCCTTGATAGTAGCAGTAATCTCAGGCACACCGTTAGGGAAGGCATCAGCATCGTAGCTTAGGCGTACATAAAGATAGGCAATACCCCTAAGCTTGTGGTCATTAGTCCACTCATCTACCTCAGAAACTAGGTCACTATCTGCGGCTTGGTTAGGGGACCCTAAGTGTTTATTGATACGTACATTACCGTCATATCTACTAGGAGAAGTAACATTACCAGAACCATCAAGAGTAACCAACTCATCATTGATATAAATCTCATCGAAAGACTCAATCTCGTGACCAGTGAAGGCTAGTACCCTATGTAGGAATTTGTTGCTACCTCCAGTAGTGCTATCGAATACACGAGCACCACCAACCTTAGCTTTACCATAGATAACCTGATGATCTAGTGCAGAGCCATTCTGAGTTACCTGATAGCCCCTGTTAGTTCCTGAGAAGGAAGGCTTAGGAGTAAGAGCGTTAAGGGCGGCACCAAGGGCTGTAGTTACTAGGAAGTTGGTTATAGCTGCTGTACCAATAACCACCCCAAATACGGAGCCAAAAGCTAATGTGCCCGAAGCAACACCGACACCTGTAGAAAGTAAAGCCATACCCGCAGAAATAGCCATGTTAATCTCCTATGTATTTAGAGTATAGAGTTTCTGAAGGAGAGAACCCAAGGAACTGCATCAGCTTGTGGAAAGGTTTATGGTTCTTAGTGTTCACCATGAGGACAGACACCCCGTCTTCCTTAAGGCAACTCTCAGCAAACTTAATCAGCTTAATACCTGTGAAGCCTTTTCTGCGGCTAGGTGCCAAATAGATCAAGTCGTTCTTAGCAAACAGGTGGTCCTTGTAATGTATGTGTGGTGATACAAAAACAACAAAGTAACCAACCAGAACACCTTCGTCTCTAGCGGTAAAGACTTTTAGCTTATCTTGTTCTTGCAAAGCGTAGTAGGCATCCCAATCAGGGTTAATCTTGATCTTATCTTTGTTCAGTGCGACTTCTTCCCAGTGGGCCTCAAGCAAACCTTTAGCGTCCTCAACCACACTATCAAGAAACTCTTGTTGATACTTAACTGCCACTGTTACGACCCCACACAATCTCTTTATCTTGCAGGCTCTCTACGAAGTCCAACCCAAGATCATCGGGATACAAAGACTTCTGATAGGCAGATGTGAACCTAGCGACCCTAGCTCTTTCGAGGTCAATGAGTTTGTTCTCTAAGGTTAGTTCTACAGTACAAGTGTCTGCGGTCTCCTCAATATTCATCTGATCCATATAACCAGAGAAGATTTGAGATAGGTTCGTACTACCAGCCTCCAAGCTAACCTTAGAGCCATCTTCAAAGAGAATGTAGTCAGAACTCTCTAGCAGAATAAGACCTTTTGAGAAGTTACCAAAGTATATGTTGGCCTTACGCCCCTGATAGGGTTCACTAAGAGCCAGAGATAGAACCTCTTGAGGGATACCGCTAAGAGTAATGGAAGCCCCCCTAGCTGCAATCTCTGTAGTCTCCTCAACAGAATCAATCTGAAGGAAAGACCCCGTACCGTACCACTCCTGACCCTGATATACTAGGGTGCCATAGCCAGTCCAAAGCCTCAGTGTTTGATCCCCATCAAAAAGTAGCTCTACAGCAAAAAAGGGGTAGAGAACATCATCATCCAAACTATCAATGGTAGACTGTGAAATATCTCTTGTTGACATCCTCTACTCTCCTATATTACTCTGTGCGATCTACTGCTTCACTGAAAGGCGTCAGGTCTTGCTCTTCAGTCCAAAAGTCCTTAGCCAACATATTCTCAAGGTGTCTTTTGTTTCTGTCGATTGTATCTAGGTCTTCTTCCTCAACGGTAAGCCCTTCGTCATACAGGCGGTTAATAAGGTTCACGCTGTCCATTGATGCCTTATAAGCCTGCTCTACGTCAACTTGATCTTCATTTTCCATTGTATTTCTCTTTCTGTTGTGTTTAAGGTTTACTTTGGTTTACTTAGCCACCCAACCAGTGTTACCTGTGCCGGATTCTTTGACATACAAGGTTGATCCTGCGCCACCTGTATTGTCGGTATACATAGACCCAACACCTGCGGTCACGACACCCTCTGGTGAACCTGCTGCACTATACCACTTGGTTGTGCCTGCGAAAATCGCGATTTGATTATCGTCAGTTGCTGACACGGGGTTAGAAGCTCGGCCAATACAAGTGTTATCGCTTCCTGTGGTAATTTCGTCACCCGCTTTATAACCATAGGCTACGTTGTTGGAACCGGTGGTATTGCTGCTAAGTGCGGCCCTACCACTAGCCACGTTGTTGTTGCCAGTCGTGTTGCCATATAGCGCCCGATAGCCACTAGCTACGTTGTAGCCGCCAGTATCGTTGTCATATAGCGCCTGAAAACCACTAGCCACGTTATTGATACCAGTAGTGTTTTGTTGAAGCGCCCCATAACCATAGGCTGCGTTGCTGTCGCCAGTAGTGTTACTGAGTAACGCCTGATAACCATTAGCTACGTTGTTGGAACCTGTAGTGTTGCCGTAAAGTGCGAAATAACCACTAGCTACGTTGTTGGAACCTTCCGTATTGCTGTAAAGTGCCTGATGACCAGTAGCTACGTTTCTATCGCCAGTATCGTTGCTAAAAAGAGCATCCGTGCCCGTAGCTACGTTTCTTTCACCAGTCGTGTTGCTTTTGAGCGCATTCTTACCACTGGCCACGTTGTTGATGCCAGCAGTGTTACTGAGTAACGCCTGATAACCATTAGCTACGTTGTTGTTGCCTGTAGTGTTTAGGTAAAGCGCCCTATAACCACTAGCTACGTTGCTGCCGCCAGTCGTGTTGTTAAGGAGTGCTTCTGTCCCGGTAGCTACGTTGGCATTACCAGTGGTGTTGTTATAGAGTGCGTCCCTGCCTGTAGCTACGTTTTCATCACCTTCTGTGTTCTGACGAAGTGCGTCCCTGCCAATAGCTGTGTTGCTGCTACCAGTAGTATTACTAAATAGCGCGGCTCTGCCGCAAGCTAGGTTTTGGGAACCAGTGGTATTACTGGGTAGTGCATCAGCACCAACAGCTACGTTATTAGCGCCGCTAGTGTTGCCAAAAAGTGCCCTAAAACCAAGAGCAGTATTAGTAGGAACATCACCAGCGCCACGACCTATAGTAACATCGTTGACAGTAATATCTTCATCGAAGTCGCTCCCCCCTGTGAACAACTCGGATACTGTTATCTTTTTGGTCTCACCTGCACTTGTATCTACAACGGGAATTACATCTGTACTCTTATCTAAAGAGGCACCAGTGATGCTAGTAAGTTCTGAAATTTTCTTGTCAGCCATATTCTTTATCCTGAGATTACCTCTACAGCCTCAAAAGAGATACCATAGAAACTTGCGTTATTGATTGACCAAGTAGAAACATTCTGGTTCAACCTGAAGACACCTTTGGGACTATCCGTAATAGCTGTCTCAGATGTGTAGTCAGACCTAAGAGCAGGCCAGATTTCTAGTTGACCATCACCAGTTTGATCTATAAGAACTTGGTGTAGTTTAGCAGAGGAGCCTCCCCCTAACTGAATGTAGTCGCCAGCTAGAAGGGAGCCTGTCATAGTTACATTAACCGTGTCATCACCAGCATTGCCAGTAACAGCACACGAGGTAACTGTACCACGAGGTGATACGTAGTCAGGGTCGCCTAAGAGGAAGGTGCCTGTCTGCCCCTTGAGAGCCACAAGCATAGCCTTCCACTCAGCGGCCTTATCTCTACGTACAGAGGGAATAGTAACTGAGGCTTCCCACTTCTGACCTGTGTGGGCGATAACCTGCTGTTTGTAAGTAAAAGGAGACTGAGAGGTAGATACCGCATTAACTGCACGTAGCTCAATACTCTCAATCCCAATAGTCGTAGGTGTATCTAGTGGGTAGCTAATAGCCATATTATCCTCTTATCATCCGAATGCGTTCTTCATGGCACCACCACGTCTACGAGCATCCATAACAGATTGTTTAGCCATGTTAGCAATAGAAGGTGCGGCTTGAGCAATGATCTTCTTAACTGAGTCATCACCATTAGCTTGAAAGTTAAAGTTCTGAACTACAGTAACACCCCCGCCGCCACCAAGCGCATCAGCAGTAAGGTCAGCGTTCATCACATGACCCCGATTGCGAGGTACGATAAGCTCTGGACCCTTCTCTCCTACTAAGTAAGGTTGATTAGATTGAACTGTACCACCAGAGGCTTTACCGAATAGACCCCCAAGGAGACCAAGAAGACCTGTGCCGGAACTGCCGTTTTCACCAACCCCTCCCACAAGCCTCTGGATAACGTAAACATCATAAAGTTCTTTGATGATAGACCTTGCCATATCCTTAAAGGCATCTTCTACAGACTTAGTACCTTCGATCATAGACATAAAACCATCTTCAATAGAAGACTTAGCGGTGTCTTGAATGCCTTGGAGTTCCTGACGTTTCTCTATGATCTGGTTGTATACTTTTAGTTCAGCTACAGCTTGGTCTATAGCAG